AGAGCCTACAGGAGAAGAAATACAACTACAAGATGACGTTATAGAAAAGAACGTAGAAATCATGGATGATGGCAGTGCCGTTGTCGGTGAAGAAGAACAAGTTCTTGATACGTCAAACATACCATTTAATGCCAATTTAGCAGATTACATAGAAGAAGATGAACTGATGCGTTTTTCTAGTGATCTAGTAAACGATTTCGAAGCGGATAAAGACTCAAGGAAAGACTGGGAAGATTCCTACGTCAAAGGCCTTGACATGTTAGGATTCAAATATGAAAACCGAACAGAACCCTTCGAAGGAGCGTCCGGGGTCGTACACCCCTTACTCGCTGAGTCTGTAACTCAATTTCAAGCTCAAGCGTATAAGGAACTTCTCCCCCCAAGCGGCCCCGTACGAACTCAAGTTGTAGGACTCTCCACTCCTGAAGTACAAGATCAGGCAAAAAGAGTTCAACAATTTATGAATTATCAAATAACAGAAATCATGCAAGAGTATGATCCAGACATGGACCAACTGTTATTTTATCTACCACTTTCTGGGTCTGCTTTTAAAAAGATTTATTATGATGCGTTAATGAAACGTGCGTGTGCAAAGTTTGTAACTGGTGAAGATCTAGTAATAAACTACATGGCTACTGATTTAGAAAATGCAGCTAGAGTTACACACGTTATTAAAACAAATGGCAACGATATTAGAAAACAACAGCTACAAGGTTTTTACAGAGACATAGCTATTACAACAGGACAAGTAGAAACTTCTGAAGCACAAGAAAAAGTAAACACTCTAGAAGGTGTGCAACGTGAATATGGACAAGACGAAGATGAGCATACTCTTTTAGAAATGCACATTACAACAGACGTACCAGGGTTTGAAGATACATCAGGTGTTAAGCTTCCTTTTATTATAACAATAGATCAATACTCTGGAGAAATTTTATCTATCTATAGAAATTATAAAGAAGGAGATCCGGATTTTAAAAAGATTTCTTATTTTGTACATTACAAGTTCCTCCCAGGCCTAGGCTTTTACGGCTTTGGCCTAATACACATGCTAGGTGGGTTATCAAGAACTGCAACAAGTGTTTTGCGACAATTAATTGATGCAGGTACTCTTGCTAACTTACCTGCAGGATTTAAAGCACGTGGTATGCGAATACGTGACGACGACACACCATTACAACCAGGTGAGTTTAGAGATGTAGACGTAACAGGTACATCTATTAAGGAATCATTATTACCTCTACCTTATAAAGAACCAAGTGGTACTTTGTTTCAATTGCTAGGTTTCGCTGTTGATGCAGGTAAATCATTTGCTGCTATTGCAGATATGAAAATGGGTGAAGGTAATGAACAGAATCCAGTAGGCACAACAATGGCTCTTTTAGAAAGAGGAACTAAAGTTATGTCAGCTATTCACAAAAGATTACATTACGCACAAAAAATAGAATTTAAATTATTGGCTAAAGTATTCCAATTGTACTTACCACCAGAATATCCTTACCAAGTAGTAGGTGGTAATCAAATGATTAAACAACAAGATTTTGATGATCGTGTTGATGTTATCCCAGTATCAGATCCTAACATCTTTTCGATGGCACAACGTGTTACATTAGCACAGCAACAGTTACAATTAGCTACAGCAAATCCTGGATTACATAATATGCGTGAAGCATACAGAAGAATGTATGATGCAATGGGTGTTGATAACGTTGATTCTATACTTAAACCAGATCCTGAATTACCACAACCAATGGGCCCTTCTAGTGAAAATGCAGGCGCGATGAATGGTAAAGCACCTAAAGCTTTTCCTATGCAAGATCATCAGGCACACATACAAGCACATGCTGAATTTATGTTTACACGTATGGTACAAATTAATCCTCAGATTTATTCTTTACTACAAGCACATATTTGTGAGCACATTTCTTTAATGGCTGGTGCAATGGTGCATGAAGAATTTAAAGAACAAACACAACAACTACAGCAAGCACAACAGCAAGCACAACAAAATCCACAAATGGCACAGCAAGTAGAACAGCAAATGCAGCAATTAATTAATGCGCAGGCTGCTAAACAAGCCCAGATAGAAGCTGAAATGACTATGAAATTAGCTCAAGACGAAGAAGCTAGAATTAGTAAAGAAGCTCAAGATCCTCTTGTTAAACTTAAACAACAAGAATTAGATCTTAAAGCTATGGAAACACAAATGAAAGTTCAAAAAGACGTTATGGTAGAAGGAGAAAAATTAGATATCGAAAGAGACAAATTAGAAGCCGACACTACTTTAGGAATAATGAAAATGGCTGCTGATGTTAACAAAGAAGATTCAGAAGAAGCAATGGTTATGTTTAAAGAAAACATGATTAATTCTAGAGAATCAATGAAGTCAGAAGCAAACGAAAAAATAGCGAGGACAAATGGACGAGCAAAAACTAAAGGAGATTAAAAATAAAGTTGAAAAAATAGCTGTGACTATGAAAAAGATAGAAGATGCAGCTAACAGCGAAATTAAACATCCAGATGATTATCTACAAGTATGTGGAGCTTTGATGGCTGTTTGCAGAAACATGTATGTAAGTGGACTTGGCATAGAAGGTGCAGCAAATATGTTTGCAGCTGTGGCAGAAACGTTTATAATACAAGAAGAAGTAATACAGGAATTATATTACTCGGTCGATAAACCAACGATACACTAAAGGAGACATTGTGGCTAAACCAGGATTATACGCAAATATACACGCAAAAAGAGCTAGGATAAAAGCTGGCAGCGGTGAAAAAATGAGAAAAGTAGGCGCTAAAGGTGCCCCAACGAAAAAAGACTTTGTTAAAAGTGCAAAAACTGCTAAACCACAAAAAAAGAATATGGGCGGAAGTATGACACCTAAAGTAGGTGCTAAAAAATTTCCTAGTACATCACCAGGATTTCACCAAGCTCAGAAGACTGCTAAAGCAACTGGTCAACCGTTGACTATGCGTAAAGGTGGTAAAGTGAAAAAGAGGAGGTAATATGAAGTTACTAACAGATTTATGGGCTCACTTAAAAGAGTGGAGCGAATGGGGAATAAAAGACTGGATTAAAGCCGGTATCGTTGCCCTTATAGTCATTGTAATTCTTAAGTCGATAATGCCAGGAATATAATGGTAGACAGAAGATCACAATATTTAAAAAAAATAAATACTCCGACCCCTTTTAATGAGGGGCCGGAGATGCAAAATTACAATCGTATGATGGACTTGCAATCGCAAGCACCTAATTTTACAAAAAATGATCCACGTTTAGACGAACTTAAAAATGTAAGAAGAACGTATAACCGTAATGATAAATACAAAATAGGAAATAAACAAGGCCTAGCACCTTTAGAAGTACAGAAAAATTTTTCTAACCAAAGTAATAATTTTAGAAACGCTGCACCTAATGCTTACGCAACAATGTATCCTGCTCAAGATTTTGCCATGAGATATGGCGAGTCTGGAGGATTAATGGGAATGATGGCAAAAGAAATGTTTGGTAAAGTTTCTGATTTTGGAAAAGACATGGCTAACAAAATAGGTATAGCAGGAGCTGCTGATTCAAACGAAGCAGAAATGGCAGACTACGCAGCACAAACTTTTGGTTTTGGGGCACCTACATTTCCTGGTAGTGAAATGACAATACCTTATCCACAGCAATATTTTCCTAAACCAGATAATACAGTTACAATTGAAGACACATTTATAGAACCTCCTTTACGTTCTATTCAATCTGATGGTTATGGTGGTCCGGTAGATGGATCTAATCCAAGAGGTCAAGTAACAAGTGCAAACCCTTCACCAGGAAAAATGGGGCTTGATCCTAACATAGATTATGGAAACGAAATGAATATGTTAGACGCTATAGCAGAAGATAATGTAAGATTTGATAGAGATGTAAAAGCTTTTCCCCCACCAATAAAAGAACCTCCTGTAATGGAAGGAATGGCACCACCAGATATAATACCAACTGAAGTTATAGAAGAGACAGAATCATTTAACGACAGTGGTAGAGAGGCAGGCATAGCTTCTATGTATGGCCAAGGCCCTAGTTACGCAAGTAATGATAGAAACTACGAAAAGCAGTACAGAGAATTTTTAGCAGGTATGTCTGATACAATGAAACAATTTGATCCAGTTTCCTACGAAGAATTTGTACGAGCTTATGAAAAAATGTATCAAGGAAATCCTCACCTCGGATTTAGATAATGGGCAGAGATGCTTATATAGCAGGAAGAAGTGGGGCTAGAAGCTATGCTGGTTCTGGAGGATCTTCTAATGCATCTTTTCAAGCTGGCCAACAAGAACGTCAAAGAGATCAAAATAATAATCAAAATAATCAATCACAACCTAAAGATGATAGAAGCAACAACGAAAAACTAGCGGATCAATTATCAAGATTACAAAATCAAGGAAAAGCAGATACTGTTCAAGCTCAACAGTTAAAATATCATTTAGCGGAATCAGATGCAAAAGCACCTCAATTTCATGCGGACGGCCGTCCGATGTCTTATTATGAAAAACTAGGTTTAGCTGACAATGGTCAAATACCAGGCTACATGCAAGATTATTATTCGAAAATACAGCCAACGTATAATAAATATGGGTTACCCTCAGCC